CTGGTTGTAGTGGATCATCCTCATCTCTGATTCTCATACCTCTAGCTTTAAAACCAGCTGGTAAATTTGCTAATGTTCCCGCGTCAATAAGCTGTCTTAGTATTGAGGTCGATGCTTTTGATAGACCGCCAATCATGTGGGACAGTCCTAGACCATAAAAACCAAGACCAGGCATAAATTTATACTGAACAAAATAATTTATTTTATTTTTAAGTAGGTCATTGGGTAGATAATTTCTGCGAATAGATAATACTTTTTCTGAATCCTCTTCAATAGTTACTATGTAAGGTAGTTTAAGTCCAGTAGGATTACCTTGTTCGTCAACATCTTCAAAACCTTCTATATCCAAAACAGTATGTACTTCATAAACTGTTCTATTTCTGTTTTCTTTATACGATGGTGAAACGCCTTGTATTTCATCTATGGCCTCTGCTATGTCAGAGAGATCATCTGAATAACTTTCAGAACCTATGTCTACATTTGCGTAGAATCCAGACAGTTGTTGTTTTTTAATCTCATTAGCTGACATGCTAATAGCATGAGTAATTCTTTCGGCTGAACTTATGTCTGGTGCTTCATAAGGCACAATAAGATCCTCTGGCGGTATAAACTTAGAAACTGCTCTATTTAGAACAAAATCAAAATAAACTTTTTTAAATGTAGATCCTGCTAATGGTAAATAAAATAACATCTGATCTAACTCTGGATCATATTCTTCCATTACATTCATAATGTAATAGTTCATAAACTCTTGGACTCTTTCTGCTTGATTTTCTGTTTCTACTGTGCGAGCACCAACTATTTCTGTTTTTACAGGTCCTTTTGCTGGCAACATTTCTTTGTAAGCCTGTGCTTGGAATTGAGTAGCGGCCTCTGCCAAAATAGGATGGACCACGCCAGAACTACCTTCAAATGGTTGCGATCTTGAGTCATCAAACTTCATACCTAAATATTTAAGGCCATCGGTATAGGTCTTTTCCCATTCAGATCTAGATTGTTTATCGCTTTTGATTGAGCTAAGTAAATCGTTTGAAATGCTTTGCAGTATGTCTTCGCCTAAAAAATCTACTAGATTAGAATTAAAATCCATTTCTTGCGGTTGTGCGCCTTGTATTTCTTCGTCAATAAACAAATTTTCATTTTCTACAAGTATTTCAGCAGCTTCTCTTATTTGATCTTCTCTTGTGGTATCAAGAGGTATCTCAACAGCAGAGCCTTGTACTCTTACATCTGGATTATCTTCTGTGCCTAATTGTTTGTCTATCGCCATAATTACCTAGTGTATCACTCTTGCTTCATCTTTTTCCATTCCAACTATGTCTGTTAGTTCGCCCTCAACAATTAAACCATTCAGTTCTGCAATAGCCTCTGCTATCTCGATGGTTTCTGCATGTATGTTAGGTCCGCCATATTCTTTGCCATCCCAAACAAACCTAGTTAAATAAATTTTCAATAATAAACTGTCCTGTTCTTTTTTAATAATCGCACCTCATCTTGGTAATCTTCATGTAAAGATACAAAACCACCTTGTCGGAAACGCATCAAGGCCATTGTAGCACTATCGCAATAGTCATCATAATCTCCAAATGGGAATGACGCCATTTCTTCTATGACTTCTTCTGCAAAATCATGCTCTGGTGCCCATACCATACCAGACTCAAACATGGGTGCGACACTATTCATTCTTGCTATTTTGTCTTGACCTCTACTTGGTGAGTAAGCAGTAACAGGTATTCCCATTCTTCTTAGTTCATGCGTAAGCGGTGTTCCAGATGCTTTTGCTTCAATAAGAACACAATCTGGCTCCCAATATCTATATTCTTCTAAAGCCATGCGTTTCAACTCTGGAAAGTCACAACGCACTCTTTTTGCGTCAAGTAGTATTATTTCATCTGCGTCTTCTTCTCTATTAAATATTGCCCAGGTCGTTATAGCAGAATAATCTGCTGTTTCTTTTTTTGAGAACGCAGTATCGTAACTTTGTATTACATAAGAGTAATCTGGAATATCCGGGTTTTCCCATCTTTTCCACCACTCTCTTTTTACTATAGATCCCTCTTCTGCGGTAGGATTTTGCATCCACTGACTATTCCATTTAGATATAGGTAAAGACGCTTTAACACCTAACAACTCATCTTTTTTCCAAAACTCCGGCCATAACGGATCCTCTGATTCTGGCATGATTGCCGGAAACTCAACCACTTCCCATTTATCAGCATGGTCTTCGCCTTGTTTATTTAAGACTTTGCCAACCAAGTCTTTAGTGCTCCATCTTGTCATTACTATCACAATTATTCCGCCAGGTTGTAAACGCTGTCTTGGTCCAGATGTGTACCATTCGTAAGCCGATTCTAAGGCTTTTGGTGACATGGCATCTTGTTCAGAATGAGGATCATCAATAACTAAAAGATCCGCACCACGACCTGTGATTGCGCCACCTACACCAGCGGCAAAAAACTCACCCTCTTGATTACTTGTCCATCTACCAGCCGATTTGTTATCTGCTTGTAGTTTCAATTCTGGGAACACATGTTGATATTCTTCGCTGTCTATTATGTTTCTGACCTTACGACCAAAACGCACAGCTAATTCAGCCGTGTGAGTGGTTTGTATAATTTTTAAATCACCTCTGCGGCCCATCATCCAAGCTGGAAAAAATGTTGAGGCAAACTCTGATTTAGAGTGTCTTGGTGGTAAACATACGATAAGTCGTTTCAGCTTACCATCGGCAATTCTGTTAAATTTATCAGCAATAATTTTATGGTGCCTGCCCTCTATAAACTCTGGCCACATGTGTTTTACGAAAGAAATAAAATCTGCTTGACAAGAGTCTTGTTTTTCTAACTGATCGTAACGATTGAGTAAAGCTACAGCTTCGGCTTTATCTTGCTCAGATAAAATATCAAAATCTTTAAAAGAAACCTCGTTCATAAGCGAGCTGGGCAGTTAGGTAGTGACGTAAAAAACCACCCAACTCTAAGCGTAAAACGCCTAGGGGTAGTATTACATATAGTTAAACTTCGTGCCATTGTTCGTTTTGAAAAAGCAGTGATTCAGCCTCTCTACGACGTATTAATCCTTGCAGAGTTTCACCGCCAGCTTTATTCCACCTACGCATTTGTGCTGGCACTTCACTCTTTTTGTTATCGTTCAAAACCTTGAGCATCGAACTTGAATTTAAGTTTGAAGGGCCTAAATTAAATGTCCAGGACACTAAAGCATCAAACTCATGTTGCTCCAGCGGTACTTTTACTGCTTTATTTACAGCTTCTTCAAAAACCTCAACGTCCTCTAATAATAGTGCATCGGCTCTTTCTTGTGATATTTCCATACCTTCTTTAATACCGCTAGTTGAACCATAACCTATTGTCCAAACTCCTGCGGCACATTGATAGCTTTCAAGTTTACAGCCTTCAAACTTTTTAATAAGAGCAAGACCTTCTTGTGATATTTCCATTTTATTCATTTTATTCTCCCCATTTTTTTGTTTTAGTGCCGCCATGATAATCGACAGCAAGATTTTCTTTTTTAAGTAAATCAGCGATATTACCCTTTTCACAAAATACATCGCCTAATACTCTTCCATATTTATCTGTTCCATAGGATTTAATTGTAATATCACCAACTAACCATTCTTTTAATTTTTGTTTTGCTAACAAGCCAAGTTCTTTTTCTTTTGTTCTTTCTGGATATTTTTTTATGTTAATTCTACTTTCTGGTGTATCAATACCTGCAATTCTTACAGCTTTATTGTGTAATTGCACTGAAAACCCAAGGTCTATAGTTTGTAAACGAATAGTATCTCCATCTGTTACAGATTTTAATTTGCATTTGTAAACAAAAGCGTCTGGTGATTTACTCATTACCCTCTCCTTCATTAGTGGTTACTTTTCTATAGTAAACAACTACCTCTTTGAGTTCTTTAATATATCGTTTTAATTCTTGCATATTATAAGACATAAGCTCATAGTCTGGGACAGACATAGCAACGAATACAACAGATCCGTGCTCTTGTTCTACACGCTCTAAAAATTCATCTATGTTTTTCTCGGAAACTACATACCAATACGGATCTTTTAAATCTACAGCTCTAGGCAAAATTGGTTGCACAATCTTGCGTTCTATTGGTTTACTAATTACTTCTACTTTATTGCTCGGAATTAGGCTGCAACTGCAAACCGCTATCGAGATCGTCGATACCAGCAGTATCTTTTTCAATGCTATCGAATACATCTTTTGTCCCATTGTTTACCCTAGTTTCTATTAGTCCGGGTTTAGCTATAGCTAATTTAGACAGGTTATGTCGTTTGAAAATGTCAAGATACCTTGACATCTCCGCTTCTATTTCTTGATTTTTAGATTGTAATTCTAATAAAGAGTTAGTTTGTAATGTGAAATCGTTTTGTAAATTTTCTATTGCAGCTTTTTGCTCTGCATCTCTAAGTTCAAAAGCATC